GTGCTGACAAGCAACGGGCCGACAAGCGCGCCAAGCTTTCAAGCGCCCGCAAGCGGTGGAATTACGATGGGCAAGGCAATTGCAGCCGCAATGATTTTCGGCTAACAAGTTTTACGGAGTAAAAGAAAATGGCAAATCCAAATATTGTAAACGTCGCAACTATTAACGGCAATATGCTATCGGCGGCAGTGGGTACAGGCACGCCCGATACCAGCATTGTTAGCAACGGCGCTAGCAGCGGAAAGATTTTCAAAGTAAACAGTTTGTATGTGGCAAACATTGACGGCACTGCCAGTGTGGATGTAAGTGTGCGCATGTATTCGCAGGCTGCGCTTGGCGGCACGGCTACGGCCATAGCCAGCACCGTCGCAGTTGCAGCGGACAGCACGCTGGTTGTGATCACTAAAGACAGCGCAATCTATGTGCTGGAGAATCAGAGCATGGGCATTTTCGCAAGCGCAAGCGGCGACGCAGTGTTCACTTGTTCGTGGGACGAGATTAGTTAACATGTTTGGGCTGACGCAACTGCGAAAGTTAGACGGCGCGACGTTGCATAAGCGACCGCCATATACATTTTATCTTTCCGTGGAGTATGCGGTAGTGGCAGGCGGCGGCGGTGGTGGTGGTAAAGACGGGACTAGTCCCGGAAGCGGCGGCGGCGGCGGCGGCGGTGTGCGTGATTTAACTGCCACGCTAGGAACTAAAGCGTACACAGTAACGATTGGCGGGGCTGGCACAAATGGTTCTGGTGCTGTTGGTGGAAATGGGAACACAAGTTCACTAGTTACTATGACTGGAACGGTATCAGCATCGGGGGGTGGTGGTGGAGCTTCGTATCAAGGTGGCGCAAATACGAATGGCAGAGCTGGCGGTTCGGGAGGTGGGGGCAGTTTAAGTGGCAGTAGTGGTGCTGGTAATCAAGGCGCATTTTCGCCTGCTGAAGGCACAGCGGGAGGCGCTGGAGGAGCAAATTCCGCTTCACCTAATCAAGCAGGCGGCGGCGGTGGCGGTGCGTCATCGGCTGGTGTTGCAGTTGTAGATGGTACAGGTGGCAATGGCGCAAACGGCGGTGGTGGTTTGAACTGGAAAAGTTTAGGGACATATTACGGAAGTGGCGGTGGCGGTGGTTGTGGCGCTTACGGTGGGACGGGCGGCACTGGCGGCAATAGCATCGGCGGAAGTGGTGGAAGTGGCAACGCAAACGGCAACGCTGCAAGCGGATCAAGTAATGGCGCAGGCGGTGGCGGTTCAACTGGAAATCAAGTTGGCTCATCACTTAGTGGTGGCGCTGCAAACGGAGGCGTTGTTGTAATCCGTTATCTCGGATATACGAAAGCAACAGGCGGCGCCATTACAAGTGTAAGCGGCTATACATACCACACTTTCACAGCTACTGGAACTTTTACGGTGTTATAGTATGGCGCACTTTGCAGAAATTATAAACGGCATCGTTGCGCGAGTGATTGTGGTGAGCAACGCGGACACGGCAAGCAACGGCGCAGAGGATGGCGCAATCGGCGCGGCGTTTTGTCATAACCTGCTTGGCGGTGAATGGGTGCAGACTTCCTACAACGGCAACATACGCAAGAACTATGCTGGCATCGGCTACACATACGACACGGCACGCGATGCGTTTATCGCGCCAAAGCCGTGGGCAAGTTGGGTGCTGGACGAGGCGACCTGCAGGTGGACTGCGCCAGTGGCGATGCCGAGCGAGGGCGGGCCGTGGATGTGGGATGAAGAGACGCTGGGCTGGGTCGCGGTGTAAGGTGCCACAACTTGACAGATTACGAGGTCGGCATAGATGTATCGAAGTGGCAGGCGCCTGAGCGGCTGAACTGGCGCAGACTTCGGGACGAGGGCGGTGTGCGCTTCGTAGTGGCGCGGCACTGCTACGGCGTGCAGGTGGACAGCACCTTCTGGCGCCACACTTGGGCGGCCATGCGCGCCGGCGGGATCACCGTCAGCGGCTATCAGTTTCTTCTTGCAAACATTCCAGCATCCGCGCAGGCATCGTTGGCGCTGACCGTGGCGCGCGAGCTTGATCAGCCGTATGTGCTGGACATCGAAGCACCCGGCCTGACGAAGAAGCACATCGACAGCTGGCTGGAGACTTTTTTGCGCAGCGGCTTGACGCCGATGATCTACTGCAGCCGGGGCAGCTGGGCGGCCTGCTACGGCGCCGGACCGCACCAGTGGGGACACTTGCCGCTATGGGTGGCAAACTACACCACAGCCGACAAGCCGGCGATGCCGGACGGCTGGACGAGCTGGCAGATATGGCAGCACAGCGACAAGGGGCGTCTACCGGGCTTTGAGGGACACTTGGATACCAACAGGCGGGTGCTACCGTGAGCGCGCTGTGGGGGCTGCACGGCAGCGCAGACGGCAGCTGGGGCAACCTGATACTGCCGGCTGAGCAGGAGTTCGTCAAGCGCGGGCGGATCAAGGCGTACAAAATGCTGAGCTGGGAAAATCCGGCGACCGTGCAGTGGCTGGCGCCGCACGGCGTGGACTTGGTGCTGGTGCGCATCATGCTGCAGGGCGAGCAGCTGGCATCGCCGCAGAGCGCATGGGCAGCCAGCCGGGAAGCGGTGCACGCGCACTATGCGGCCGGCGTGCGGCTCTTCGAGCTGCACAACGAGCCGAACTTGAGCATCGAGGGCGGGTGCGGTGCGCGCTGGAATGGCGGCGCCGGCTTCGCCAAGTGGCTGACCGGCTTGTCACTGCTGATAAAGGCTGAGCTGCCGGACGCGCTGCTGGGGTGGCCGGGCTTGTCACCGGGCGGCGCGCTGCCAAGTTTCCGCGAGCCGTGGCGGCAGTTTCTCATCGACGCTGTGAACGTGGGCGCGATGAGCGCGGTGGACTGGGTGGGCTGCCACTGCTACTGGCAGGCGGTGCCGGGGCTGACGGACCCGAACGAGGGCAACCATTATAAAGAGTATGCGCGCTTCGGGAAGGCGATCTTCATCACTGAGTTCAGCAACCCGGCCGAGGGCGTGGACAAGAGCGAGAAGGCGCGGCAGTACGTGCAATATGTACACAATCTGGACAGCACGGTGCGCGCGGCGTTTGCGTTTGTGAGCAGCGCAAGCGGTGGGCAGTTCGCGCATGAGACGTGGACGAACGACATGGCCGATATAGTGGGGCAACGAGTATGAGCGAAGACAGCATCAACGTGACGGTGGCGGTGCGGCTGAGCCTGCTGGAAGACAAGGTCGACCGGCTGCTGGCGGTGCAGGCAGAGGCCGACGCGCGCCAGCGGGTGATGGAAGCGCAGGTGGCAAAAATGAGCGTCATGGTGGGCTTCGTGTCGGCGGGCATCAGCGCCGCCATCGCGGGCACCGTGGCGATGTTCCGCACCAGATAGGCAGCGCATGCGCCATGCGTTCAAGGTGGCGGTCGTAAGCGACCTGCACATCGGCAGCACCGTCGCACTGCCAGCCGCGCGCGAGTACGTGCTGCCGGACGGGCAGCGCCTGCACGCCAGCCCGGCGCAGTTGTGGGTGCTGGACTGCTGGAATAAGTTCTGGGCAGAGTTTCACAAGCTACCGGCCAAGCGCAGCGCCATCATAGTTAATGGTGAGTTCTGCGAAGGCGAGCACCACGCAGCGCAACAGATAAGCGGGCAAGCCGAAGTCATGGAGAGCATGGCCATCGAGTTAATGCGCAAGCACGTCAGCAAGGTGGACAAGCTGTTCGTAGTGCGCGGCAGCGGTGCGCACAGCAAGCAGCAGGGAATGGCCGACGAAACGGTGGCACGCGAGCTGGGCGCAGCGCGCAACGCGAGCGGCTGGCGATCCGACTATAGGTGGCGCATCGAAGTGGGCGGCGTGCTGCTGGACGTGGCGCATCACATCAGCGGGGGCGGCGTGCCGTGGACTGCCGGCAACAATGTGCGTCGGGCGTTGATGACCACCGTGCTGCGCGCTGCGGAGCGCGGCGAGCGAGCGCCGGACATCATGCTGCGCGCGCACGTGCACCAGCCGGCGAGCTATGAGTTCGGGCACACGCGCATATTCATCACGCCGAGCTTCAAACTGAGGGACGAGTACGCGCACAAGATCGGCGCCAGCCTTGCACCCATCGGCGGTATCTTCATCACAGTCGACAACGGCGCGGCCAACGTGGTCACGCGCACATTCCAACCTGAGCGGGAGCGAGTTACAAAACTATGACCAAGACAACGAAGCCAATTAAGTCAACGATGCCGAAGATCACAGAGAGCACGCTGCTGGAAGCGCTGCGGCATGCGATGGCCGAGCACACGCGCAAGGGCGAAGGCAAGACGGCCGCAGAGCTGGCGGTGGAGAGCAACCTGAACATCACGAAGGTGCGGCACCAGCTGCGCATCTTGATCGACCAGAAGAAGTGCATCGTTGAGCTGGAGTACCGGCAAAGCATCGCGGGCTACATGCGCGCCGTGCCGGTGTACGTGCTGACGAAGTGATGGTGCTATACTGAGAGCGTCTTCGATTGGTCTCCTAGACATTGCGCGCGCGCATCCACAGCGGTGCGCGCGTTGCATTTTAAGCCGGTAAAACTCGAACAGGTGTTCTAACTGCGCAAAATGCCTTGTTTTATAGGCGAAACTCGTAGGGCAAAACGCTTGACAAGTTGCTAACCTTGCCTGTATACTTAAGACATAGAGGGCAGCACAAGCAGCCCGGCAGACAACGAAAGGGAGACCAACCACATGACCGCAACCACCAGCTTGATGATGAACGAAATCGCAGTAAGCCACTTCGGCAAGCGCGCAGTGAAAGGCTTGACCGCCAAAGGTATCACGCTCGTCGGCATGACAATCGTGCCAGACATGACCAGCTCGATGCCGTATGCAAACGGTCAGACAGCCTACCAGCTGAACGACAATGGCATGGGCATCATGCGCACACTTATGCAAGTGCTGGCGCTGGCCAAGTAAGAAACACCAAGCCGGGCGCAAGTTACCAAGCTTGCGCCCACTAGCAACAGGAGACCAACATGACCCGCAGACCCCTAACAGCTACGCAGGCAGAGCAGCACGCGCTAACGATGGCGCTGGTGCTGGCGATCACGGCCAAGACCGAAGCTAACAGCCAGCGCGCTGTGCTGGCGGCTGGCTTCTTCGCCGGCCGCATGCAGCCGCTGCAGGTTGCGCAATGCCAGACTGAAGCCAAGCGCATCGTGAAGTCCGCATATAACTAACAGGAGACCACTATGACCATCGAAGCAATCGACCTGAAGCGCATCGCACAACTGCTGGACGTGATCGGCGCGGAGCGCAGCGATGAGAACGACCGGGCGCTGCTGCGCGTGCGCGACCGCGCAATCGTGGCACTGCGCCAAGCGCGCGAGCTGATGGCGGACGTAGACGCCGCGCTGATCGACTACATGAACCTGAACCAGTGCGACCTGCAGATCAGCGACACCGAGCGGCTGTACGTCGGCAGCACGCGCGTGACCAAGAGCGTCGACGATCAAGAAATCCTGATGGCAATCCTTGAGGCCGGCAACGGCAACATGGAGCTACTGACCACCGGCGCGGGCGGCATGCTGGGCAGCCAGCCGTGGAAGTCCGGGGCGGTGCGCGCACTGATCGGCGACGCGAAGTTCAACAAGTGCTTCACCACCGAGACGAAGCTGGACATCAAGACCGGCAAGCCGGCAAAGTCCGTCAAGGTGGCGGACAGCCGCTTCGGCCCGAAGGACTGACTTGACAACTTGACAAGGGCGCATATACTTAAACACAAGGAGACCACCATGAACGACAAAACACCGCAGGACAACGAGCCAAAGCCAAAGCCAAAGCCAGAGCCAGAGCTGACGCCATTTCAGGCCATGCTGGCATCGCTGGACGCCGCCATCAGCAGCATCGACAACATCAACAACGATCTGCGCATACTGCGCGAGGTGCTGGCATGAGATTTCCAGACGACCGCAAGCACGAGCACAAGCCGCCGCACGCCGAAGTCTGCGTCAGCTTCTGGCTGGACGCCGCGATGCACCGGCAGCTGCACAGTTTCGCGCACCGGGTGCAACTGACGAAGAGCGAAGTGATCCGCGACGCTCTCATCGAGCACATGGAGCGCAAGCGCAAGTTCACCAACCTGATACCACGACCGGCGCCAGCGCCACACGCTGACAGCGAAGAGTAGACACAGGAGACCATCATGATACAAGGCAACGAACTGACACAGATCGAGACGGTGCTGGTGGCCGGCGACTTGGCCAAGCTGAGCGCGGACCAGCGGCTGACGTACTACCAGCGGCTTTGCGAGAGCTTAGGCTTGAACCCGCTGACGCAGCCTTTCCAGTACCTGCAGCTGAGCGGGAAGCTGGTGCTGTACGCAACGAAGAGCTGCACCGAGCAGCTGCGCCAGCTGCACGGCGTCAGCATCACCGGCATCACGAGCGCGCAGGTGGGCGACGTCTACATCGTGACCGCGACGGCGATGGACAAGAACGGCCGCACTGACTGCGCGACGGGCGCGGTGGCAATCGCCGGGCTGAAGGGTGACGCGCTGGCGAACGGCCTGATGAAGGCGGAGACGAAGAGCAAGCGGCGCGTGACGCTGAGCCTATGCGGGCTAGGTATGCTGGACGAGAGCGAGGTGGAGACGATCCCGGGCGCGGTGCGGGCACCAGTGGCACTGCCGGTGACAAACGGGCACGCCGTGGCGCCAGTGCCGGCTGCAGACCCGCTGCCAGCGGTGGACGCTGAGCCGGAGCCGGCCAACGAGATCACCGACCTGCAGGGACTGTGCAACTGGGCCATCGACTTGTGGCCGGATGTGTTCACCGGCGACGATTCCGTGAAGGCGGCTCTGCGGGCGCACGGCACGAAGACGTGGAGCAAGAACACGGACGTGGCGGCGCTGCAGCGCATGCTGGAGCACGTCGCAAAGTTGCGCACGCTGTGAGGCGCGAGTTCGGCACGGGCACGTGGCGCGAACGCGCCAAACTGTATGACGATCAGTGCCGTCGCAGCGTTGCGGCGGCCATAGCAACGAAGGAGGCAAACATGGAAACACCGAAGGCACCGAACTACAGCAAGCTGAAGAGCGGCGAGTGGGGCGTGCGGCTGGAAGGCAGCGCCAAGACCGGCGACATCGTCAACGTGGTGCGCAAGGACGGCAAGGTGAAGCCGGAGAAGCTGGGCAAGCTGGTGTGGGAAGGCGGCGGCGCGCAGCTGTACGCCATCGACAAGGGCGACGCGCAGGAGGTGGCGATATGAGCTGGCTGCCGATGATCTTCGCCGTGACCGTACTGCTGGGGGTGGCGATCTACCTTAGCCCTACATCTGGCGGTTGACACCGGGCGGGGCGTTCGAGTAAGATAAAGGCGCCTCCCAAGCGGACACCGTGCGCGTCAGTCGCTGCTGATGCGCACGGTCCGACAACTGACCGCCGGCACGCAGGCGGCAGCAACATAACGAGAGCGAGCACTGCGAGCGTGCAGCGAGAGTGATACACACACGGCAGACGCGCCGCCGAAAGACCCCGGCGCTGTACTCCACCAGCTGAAAAGCTGATGGGGGGGAGGGGGGGGGAGTCGCGATTTACAAGGACATCGTTGAAACACTAGTAAAAAGCATATATATATAACTTAACTTGAACCTATAAGTTGAGGACAAAACGACGGCCTGAAGATAATGCTACACTGGCAAAGCCGTGGAAATCCACGGGATAAGCCATCGAATTCGATGGGATTAGAGTGATGTCCGAAATGGAAATAACTGCAGATTACAGGAGACCAACATGCAAACAACAGAGGCGTTTCAGAGAACATACGGCAGACGGTATACAGACGGCGTGAGCGAGCGCACCAGCGATCCCGCTGGGCTTGCAGCATGGAAGGCTGACGGCCAGCACGGCTACAAGACGGACATCATGGAGCAGCTGGCGAAGGCGTGCGGCTACGGCACGAAGCTGGTGCAGCACTGGCTACGCGACCGCATGAACCCTGCAGCGGCTGAGTTCTTCGAGGCCTGCAAGCTGTGCAACGAGTACGAGCTGCCCGGCTACTTTATGAGCGGCACCGTGCTGGAAGACTGGTACGCGGGGGACTGGCGCGGGAAGAAGGCGCAGGTGCCGACACCGATGCAGCTGTTTGAGCGGGCGCTGATGGTGCACGGCCGGCTGGAAGCTGAGCGCGATGCTGACGCGCACCGTGCGCCGGTGGCGAAGCGCGTGTCTGCGCTCGATGCAGAGCCGGCCGCTGGCGTGTATGATACGGGCGAGACGGTGATCTGATGACGAACCCACACCCACCCGGCATGGGCGAGCTGACGCACTTTGTGGAGAGCCAGCCGGAGATGACAGCCGCTTCGCTGCTGGACCTGCGCGCACGCCTGACGCGCATCGTATACGCTGCCGCCGAAGTCTTTCAAGAAAACCTGCTGGACGAAGCGCTGAGCGGTGGACTGGTGAGCGCCGAGCGCCTGCTGGGACTGGTGAACGCTGAGAGCCAGCGCATTTATGACCGCATCCCGAGTTGACAGCAACCAGCCGGAGATCGTGGCAACGCTGCGCGGCATGGGCTGCACCGTGCAGCACCTGCATGCCGTCGGCAAGGGCGTGCCAGACCTGCTCGTCGGCTGCCGGGGCGTCAACCTGCTGGTGGAAGTCAAGGTCGACGGCAACGAGCTGAACGACCTGCAGGGCGCGTGGCACACGAAGTGGACCGGGCAAGCCGTGATCGTGCGCAGCCCGGAACAGGCCGCCGAGCTGGTGCAGACAGTATGGGCGGCAACCGCTGAGCCGGGCAAGTTCCACAAGTGGCACCGTCTTTAAGGCCGGCATGGATACCGCGCACCGATGAGCAGCGCGAGCGCCGGCGTTTTACACACGCACTCTGCGCAGAGCGGCGCAAGGCGCAGCGCAGGCAGCACGCACTGCGCTATACCGGCGACTGCGTTTGCACGCACGAGGGCGCGATCCGGCCGCAGTGCATGGCCGGCATCTTCGGCGTGGATTGCGGCACGCACTACGAGTACACGAGCACCGGCTGCGAGTTCGACACCGTCACGCTGCTGGCAAAACGGCCAGCGCGTTAATAGCCTATACTGGAGACCATGATGAAAAACATACCGTTCAAGATACCGACCGTTACGAAGACCGCAGCAGTCAAGCTGAGCGTGGCCGCCTTCATCGGCGCTGCCATGCTGACGTTGGCAGTGGCTGGCAGCACCGGCACATCGCACGCTGAGACCGCCACGCCGCCAGCACCGACCGCAACCGTGGCGCCGATGACCGTGGGCCAGCCGATGATGCTGCAGGACGCAGCCGGCAACACCATCATGATTATGCAGGGCAGCACGTTCTACATCTTCCCAAAGGCAGCCGCAACCCCAAAACCGTAAGCCTGCCGCCGGAGCACGACCCGGAAGCAGGCGAAATACAGCCGACGCCAGACGCGAAGCCGATGACCGCGCTGCCGGCAAACAAGCCGTTCAAGGTGTTCATCGTGCGCGTCAGCTACTACTGGCCGGCGCTTGGTGGGACGAACTGCTACCCGACGAACTGGATCAAGGACAAGCAGCACCCGATGGGCGGCACGTGCCGCAGCAAGCTACTGGGCGAGCCGTGGAGCAGCTGGGCGGGCGTCGGCGCGGCGTGCCCGCCGTCGGTAGACCTGCGCCAGCGCATCTTCATCGAGAAGCTGAACCGCAGTTTCTACTGCGTGGACCGGGGCGGCGCGATCCAAGACTTGTACGACGGCAGCGCCTTCATCGACTTACTGCAGCCGGCGCCAGCGTGGTGGCCGGACGCCGAGGTGGTCACCGACCACTTCTGCCCGTCGGGGTGCATTACTTCGCCGGCCTATGTGATGCCGTGACAGACAGAAACCCTGAGCGCATGTTTACAGACCGCTGCGTGACGAGCGGCTACCTGCTGTGGGAGTTTGTGCCGGACGAAAACCGGCACTACTTGGCCGGCATCATCGACCTCGCCGATGGATTTAGGGAAGGGTCAGACCCGGAAGGCGAGGCCGATATGTTCTACGACACGGGAAAGTTATACCGACCCGTGATCCAATTGCCACACGAACATCCAGATATAGAGTAAAATCACAATGGAGACCAACATGAACGACAAAACCATAAAAGCGGATTTGATGGTGGTGCAGCTTGACCGGGCGCGCACCGCGCTGGCAGAAGCCAAGACAATCGGCGAGACGAAGAAGGTGATGGACATGGCGCACGCCGCGCAGATTTACGCGCGCCGGCAACAGCTGGGCGAGGAGGCAATGGCCTACGCGCTGGCGATCAAGATTGAGGCGCTGCGCAAGCTGGGCGAGATGCTGGCTGTTGGGGAAGATAGAGCTAAAGTTGGGCAGCCTAAAAAAAGTATAGTCCGCGATCAGGACTATACTTTGCCAACTCTAAAAGATATAGGAATTAGCAAAAATCTAAGCGTGATGGCGCAGCAGCTGGCGGCCATGCCGATGCACCAGTTTGAGCAGGTGCGCGAAGGCGTGCAGACGGTCAGTGAGGTGCTCAAATACATGCGGCAGGAAAAGGTGCGAGACGAGCGCGTAAAAATTGGCAAGCAAATGCGCGCAAGACCAGACGCGCCTATCATCCAACAATCTGATGCATTGCAGTGGATAAAGCATCAGCCACAATGCGACCTGCTACTGACAGACCCGCCATTTATGACAGACGTGCCAGACATCAGCCAGTTTGTAGAGTGGCTGCCATTGGCATGGAGAAAAGTAAAATCGACCGGCAGAGCTTATGTGTTTGTTGGCGCATATCCGGCAGAGTTGCGAGCCTATCTAAACGTTTGCGAGCGTCACAATTTACCGCTGGCTCAGGTGCTGACATGGACATACCGCAACACAATGGGGCCAGCGCCCAAGATGCAATACTTCTTAAATTATCAGGCTGTGCTATATTTTGTTGGCTCAGATGCTGGCGAGCTGGACTGCCCGCTGCTAACGGAGTTATGCGCATCGCAAGACATGGCGCATCCTGCACGCTCGATTGAGCGCGTCTACCAATGGCAAAAGCCTGACGGCTTGATTGAGGGATACATCAGGCACGCGACCAAACCGGGCGACCTTGTGCTTGATCCGTTTGCCGGCAGCGGCACAACGCTGTTAGCAGCAGCCCGGCTGGGGCGCTTGGCGCGCGGGTGCGAGATTAAATCTGACGTGGTAAAAATTGCGGTTGAGCGAGGGTGCATCCGTCATGAATGAAGCGGAGCTACAAATTGCCAAAAGCGGTGACGCGTTCGCAAATATTGTATGGCCGCAAATCGAACAGCAGTGCGGTGGTGGCAATATTTTACAAGTGGAAGGCGTAAAGGAGAAAATAGCTTCTGTGTTGGATTGCAGTTGCGGCATTGACTTTTTGCAAATAACTCAAGACGGAGCCAGAGGCATTGCATCCAGAGTGCAATATGGGGCAACAAACTATGAGACATTTACAATCCGCACAAAACTTAAAACAAACTTTCAGACTGAATTTACAAAACGATTGCGGGGCATTGAGAACAGTAATTATTTAACGCCGTACATGACGGTACAGGCATATATTTATAAAGGCACTTTGCTCGGAGCGGCTGTGATTGTGACAGAGCAGTTATACAGCTATATAAATTTTGAGGGCGTGCAAAAATTTGAATGCAAAAATAATCCTGATGGCAATCAGTTTATTTATATAACATGGAAGGAGTTAATAAACGCTGGCATAACATTTATGGCAAAAGTTCCCATCGCATGACACCGGACAACAAGCACTTCATGGCGGGGCTGCTGATGGCGGCGGTGCTGATTGCCGGCATCGCGATTGAGCTTGTGCTGGTGGCGCGCTGGTTCAAGTGGCCGTACTAGACCTGCTGCACGGTGACTGCCGTCCGGTGATGGCCGGGCTGCCAGCCGCCAGCGTCGATGCCGTGGTATGTGATCCGCCCTATGGGCTGAGCTTCATGGGCAAGGACTGGGACCACGGCGTGCCGGGCGTGGCGTTCTGGAGCGCAGCGCTGCGGGTGGCGAAGCCGGGCGCGCACCTGCTGGCGTTCGGCGGCACACGCACATTCCACCGGCTGGCCGTGGCGATTGAGGACGCAGGCTGGGAGATCCGCGACACGGTGATGTGGGTGTACGGCAGCGGGTTTCCGAAGTCGCACGACGTGAGCAAGGCGATAGACAAGGCGGCTGGCGCAGAACGAGAGATAGTTGGACGAAGGACGGACCGCGCCGCAACCCCAAAATGCGACATTCGGGGCGGGCGAATCGTTGGCGGTGAGAGCGGGGGAATTGACCTTTCCGCGATCACCGCTCCGGCAACCGCCGAGGCCGCGCAGTGGGCCGGCTGGGGCACGGCGCTGAAGCCAGCGTGGGAGCCGATCATCGTGGCACGCAAGCCGCTGGAAGGCACGGTCGCGGCGAACGTCCTGCAGCACGGGACCGGGGCGCTGAACATCGACGGGTGCCGGGTGGGAGATACGGTCGAGACGTGGCCGTCCTCGCGGAACTACAAGAGCGGCAACATGCGCGAGCCGGGCAGCGAGAACGACGACGCGCAGAAGCAGGCAACCGGCGCAGCGCCTCCCGGCCGCTGGCCCGCCAACATCATCCACGACGGCAGCGACGAGGTGACGGCGCTGTTCCCAAACGTTAAGGCGGGCACGGCGGTGCGTCACAATAGTGGCGGCAATACGTTCGGCGGCGACAACGCAAAGCCGCCGATGGATGATATGGGCTACGCCGACACCGGCTCCGCTGCTCGCTTCTTCTACTGCGCAAAAGCGAGCAAGGCGGACAGGAACGAAGGGTGCGATGAATTTGAAGACAAAGAAAATGCACATTCTACTTACGGAATTCATAGTGATGAAGGAATTATTCACAATAATCGCAATCCAGAAAATAGAACGCGAGCGCAGAAGAATCACCACCCAACAGTCAAGCCGACTGCCCTCATGCGCTACTTGTGCAAGCTCGTCACGCCGCCAGCCGGCACGGTCCTCGACCCGTTCATGGGCAGCGGCTCAACCGGCAAGGCCGCACGCATGGACGGCTTCGGCTTCATCGGCATCGAGCAAGACGCCGAGTACATCGCCATCGCGCGCGCACGCATTGCGCATGCAGTACAATCACCAGCACAGCAACCGCTGCACATATAGGGAGATCACAATGCTAAAAATCCACAACCTACTGCAGAGCCGCAAGTTCTGGGCGCTGGTAGCATCGGCAGTCGCGATCATCGGCGCGTGGCAGACCGGCGGCATGGCCGGCAACGATGCGGCCAACACGCTGGTGGCTGCGCTTGCAGCGTACAGCATCGCCACGGGGATCGAGGACAGTGGGCAAGGCTAAGCCAGCCGCAATGATTGAGACGCTGGCAGACCTGACGCCGGACCCGCGCAACGCTCGGCGCCACAACCCGCGCAACGTCGGGATGCTGGAGAAGGCGCTCGGCGAAGTCGGAGCCGCACGCAGCATAGTGATTGACGAGCACGGCGTGGTGCTGGCTGGCAACGCAACGATTGAGGCCGCAGCGCGTGCCGGCATTGAGAAGGTGCAGGTGGTGGACGCTGACGGCGAGACCATCATCGCAGTGCGGCGCACCGGGCTGACGCCAAAGCAAAAGACGCGGCTGGCGCTGTACGACAACCGCACCGCTGAGCTGGCCGACTGGGATGCTGATGTTATCGCCGACCTGCTGGCAACCGAGCGCGAGCTGCTGGACGGGCTGTTTGTGGATGATGAGCTGGCGGAGCTGCTGGAAGATTTTAGCGAGCCAGAAACCGTAGACGCCGAGCCGCAGATTGACCGCGCGGCGGAGTTGAACAAGAAATGGCAGGTCAAGACTGGCGACCTGTGGCGCATTGGCGAGCATCGTCTGTTGTGCGGAGATAGCACGAAGAGCGAGGATGTGCGGCGTGTGATGGGTGGTGATACCGCGCAACTGTGCGTTACGTCGCCGCCATATTGGTGCGGGAAGGAATACGAAGGCGAGCGAACAAACGCGGAAATCTTTGCGTTTACGGAAGCAATAGCCGCTGGAATTGTTGGCGTAGTCAATGAGCGTATCGTGATAAATGTCGCCGCGCAGCGGCGACATTTACACACTGGCGGCGATATTGAAACACGTCTGAATCTTGACGAGTGGTGTAATGCCTTCCGTTCTCTTGGCTGGCTAATGAGATATGTTCGTTGCTGGCCGAAAAGCGGCGGGCTTAATGGTGTCGGGCCCGGCGCGGATATGATTGACCAGAATTGGGAATTTCTTGCGACGTTTCACAATCCTGCATTGCCCAAGGTTGTGAGACGCGACGTTGAGCAACCTTGGGCAATGCAGGCAGTGTGGAATTTGCCGGCAACGAAACAAGAGGAGCATTCCGCCCCGTTCACGGTTGAATTGCCATCGCGCTTTATTCAGCTTCACACCGACGAAGGCGAGACAATCTATGAGCCATTTTGCGGCAGCGGCACGACGATGGTGGCGTGCGAAAATCTGCAGCGCAAGTGTCGCGGCATTGAGATCAGCGCGGAATACTGCGCCGTTATACTTGAGCGCATGGCAACCGCATTTCCGGCGCTGGCGATTGAGCGTGCATGATGGCAGCTAAACGCAAACAAACAACGAGCAAACCGGCTAAGCCGCTGCTGCCCGGCGCTGGCAGGGGCGGCAACATACCGCCAACTGAGCACCGCTGGCCGAAGGGCGTCAGCGGCAATCCGCACGGCAGACCGCAGACAATCACCGCGCTGAAGGCATACATTCAAGCACTGGGAGCGGAGCCAGTCAACGGCACCATGACCGCGCTTGACCTGCTGCTGCGGTCAATGTTTCGGAGTAAGAATTCCGGCGACCGATTAAACCTGCTGCGCTACGGCTGGGGCAACGTGCCGCAGCCAATCGGCGGCAGCGATGACCTCGGCCCGATTCAAATCGAGGCAGTCAATGCGTACAGCTACGATGCTGCAGTTGCCGCAATTGCGGCACGACCAGACCCGGATAGCACAGAGCCGTCATAAAATCGCCGTCGTGGCGATGGGGCGCCGCTGGGGCAAGACAACGATGGCCGGCGCGATGGCAATCAGCAGCGCCGCCAGCGGTGGAGTGGTGGCATGGGTGGCGCCTACTTACGCAAACAGCCGGCCTCTATGGCGCTTTGTGGAGCGCGCCATCATACAGCAGCCGCGCATTCAAGCGCGCCGTTCTGACCGCAGCGTGGACTTTCCCGGCGGCGGCAGGCTTGGCATATACACCGCCGACAATGACATCGCACTGCGCGGCGAGGCCTTCGACCTTGTGATTGTGGACGAAGCCGCGCGCGTGACCGAGTCAACCTACACGGACGTGCTGCTGCCGACGCTGGCAGATCGGGACGGGCGGCTGTGGCTGATTAGCACGCCGCGCGGTCGCAATTGGTTTTGGCGCCAGTTCATTGTCGGGCAAGACCCGGCCAACACAACCACGCGCAGCTATACCGCACCGAGCAGCGATAACCCGCTGCAGAACATCAAGCGCGCGGCTGAGCTTGCGCGCGGCATGGTCAGCGATCAAACATACCGGCAAGAGTGGCTGGCTGAGTTCGTCGAGGACGGCGGCGGCGTATTCCGGGGCGTGCTGGATTGCGTGCGCGAGCACCCGACCGAGCCGGAGCCGGGGCGCAGCTACGCGATGGGCGTGGACTGGGGGCGCACAAACGACGCGACGGTGTTCACTGTTATGTGCATCGAGACGGCGCAGGTGGTGGCAGTCGAGCGCATGCAGGACACGGCCTACGCGCTGCAGCTCGACCGCCTGCAGAGATTGCACGCGCGCTGGCAACCGTATGCTATACTCGCGGAAGCCAACTCAATGGGCGGGCCGCTGGTGGAAGCACTGCAGCGGCTTGAGCTGCCGGTGCAGTCGTTCACAACCACTGCAATCACAAAGCCGCCACTTATAGATGCGCTGGCGCTTGCCATCGAGCGCGGAGACATCGGGCTGACAAACAACACCACGCTGCTCACTGAGCTGCAAGCATACGAAAGCGAGCGCCTACCGTCGGGCGCTGTTCGCTATTCAGCACCGGGTGGCATGCACGACGATCACGTTATAAGCCTTGCGCTTGCGTGGCGTGCAGTGGCGCGCGGCGGGCCAGTGGTACTATTCGGGGCGTAATGACAACAACAAGACAACTGCTAAACATCGGCGGACACACGAAGGCGACCATCGCGATCCCGGGCTGGGCGCAGGAGATGATCGACCACCCGGAAGGCGTCGGCAACACGACACAAGCCTACGGCAAGGTGCCGCAGGTTTACCGGGCAGTGATGCTGCGCGCCAACGCGCTGGCGTGTGTACCGTTCATCGTGAGCAAAGGTGAGAAGCTTGTAAGCTGGCCATTTCCACAAACGCTGAGCAAACTGCTGGGCGAGATGGAGGCCAGTCTGATGGTGGCCGGCGGTGCGTACGCGCTTAAACTACAACCTGCAAGTGGCGGCAATCGCACCGTTGGGCTGCAATTCCTGACGCCGAACAGCATGACGGTCAAATACGATGCGCGCACGCGCAAGACGGAATACCGCCAGCGCATCGGCAACATGGAGTACGGGCCGTGGGACAGCGAGCGCATGCTGTTCATGCGCGAGTTCAGCTTCGTGACGGAAGTGGGCAACGGGCTGGCGCCGGCACAAGTGGCGCTGCCGGCCGCTAATCTGCGCATTGCGATGCAGGACTTCGCCAGCGGCTTCTTCGCGTCGGGCGCGCAGCCGATGACACTGCTGACCATTGCGGGCAACCCGGCGCCGACTGAGGTGGACCGCACCGAGCGCTTCTTCAAGCGCAGCATGCAGGGCGTGCGCAATGCGTGGCGCGTGCTGGCGATGCGCAGCGAAGTGACGGTACAGCCGATCACGCCGGCGATCAACACGATGGCGATGCCGGAGATGCACGAGACAACCACGCGCGAGATAGCGGCGGCCTTCGGGATACCGCTGAGCCTGCTGACGAGTGACAGCGCAAACTATGCGACGGCGCAGTCGGACATGCGGCTGTTCTATGAGAACACGATCAAGGCGCGGCTGATGATGTACGAGGCCGCGCTGAACGAGCAGGTGCTGGGCGCGATGGGCTTGCAGATCAAGTTCACGCCGGAAGCCTTGTCGATCTACCAAGAGGACGAAGCTGAGCGCAGCGGTGCGCTGCTGAACTTGGTGAACGCCGGCATACCGCTGAACAACGCGATGCTGATCTTGGGCTATGCCGTCGAGGACGTGACCGGGATGACGACGGCGCTGGAGACGGTGACGACCAGCGGCGCGGTGGTGGCGGTCGACGCTGCACCGAAGGCGCTGAAGGCTGAGCCGGACGAGGACGAGTGGCTGGACAGCTGGGCAGACGGCACGGGGGGCGACGAGTACGCTGCGAAGGCGCACCGGGACAGCATGGGGCTGGAGCTGAAGGCGTGGGCGAAAGTGGCCGGCAAGGACTTGGCGCGCGCGCTTGAGTTCAACTGCGAGCAGGTAGTGCCGGAGCTGGAGCGCTACATCAAAACGCAACTGGCAGAGCCGGGCGTGGACTTGGCGCACTTGTTCGAGAACGATAACCACAAGGCGCTGAAGCTGCTGACAAAGGCCGAGAAGAAAGTGGCGGCAGCTGTGACCGCAGCATTCAACCGGTTCGGCGGCCGCATCAAAGCGCAGGCAGCCAACGGCGTGGTGGACTATGCCGGCACTGATGCGATGTTCAACGCGCTGGCGAAGAAGCTGGCGCCGATTTTGGAAGGCGTATACACCGTGCAGATCAAGACTGACTTAAGCCAGAGTTCAATCGAAGTTGATCCTGAGCGCTGGACAAACTCGGCCTTCGATTACGCTGAGCGCGAGGCAGGCACCCGGCTGAACTTGGAGATGAACGCGACGACGATCAAGAACTTGCAGCGCGTGGCGGCAAAGCTGGGGCTTGATCCTTCGCTGAGCGCGGCGCAGATCACGTCGGCGCTGTATCCGACATTCAGCCCATACCGCGCAACGCTGACGGCAGTGACCGAAGTCACGCGCGCAAAGGCGGCCGCAACGAATGGCGCTGTTGACATCCTGAAGGAGTACGGAGAAGACCCGGTGCGACGCTGGAGCACGCGCGTCGATGAGCGCGTTTGCCCGGTGTGCGGTCCGTTGGACAACAAAAAAGAAAAGGTGTACATCAAGCAATTTGCGGAAGGACCGCCGGCTCATCCTAACTGCCGCTGCCGTATTGGCTTCGAGGTATCCGGAAACAGTGACGACGCTGGAGTGTTCGACTAGTGGCAAAATCTACAATCGAACTTGAGAATGCTAATCTGTTTGCTGATGCGCTAAAAAACATCAACATGGGCAAGGTGATGCAAGAGACCATGATGGAGTTGACAACAGCGGCGCAGAAGTTGGCAGAGTACAGGCCGACACAGATGGGCTACTCCGGCAACGCATTGAAGCCCACAAGCAGCGGCAACAGCATAGTGGGCGGCAAGACATTCTGGAAGCGCGGAGACGGCGCTTATTATGTGGCCAAGCAGAGAGTGCAAAAGGTGACAAAGTTCAGGAATGTAGACGAGGACACCGGCAAGCGGTTTACGGACTTCAAAGTCAAGATGGTAAACGCGCTGAAACCGGTTGGCAAGTTGCGCAGCGATGATCTGCAGGGCAACTGGAATACGCGCATTTCCCAGAACATGCTGGTGGTGGAAGTTGTTAGCGAGGGCGTGCGCTATGCCGGAGCTGTGCATGGTGGAGTTGATGACACTATGCGCCAAAGCTCCGCGATGAAACGGCGCGGCTGGTTATCGGTGGATGAGATGGCCAAAAAAGTTGATTCGAAAGTTGCGCAGTCTGCCGCCAAAGTTGTGGCGCGCGCAATCGCTGATTATCTGGCAAGCAGGGGCGTGACGGCGGCTACATCATGACAACCATTACCATTGAAATCGACGACAGCGGCGCGATTGTGCTGCAGGGGCCAGAGGGTGCCGAGTACGCTGAAAACGGCTTAGAAGGCGATACAGAGGCGCCGGAAGGTGATGTGTGCCCGATTGCGACGCAGAACATAGCGGCAAACTTGGAAGCGCGCGACAACGCCATCGCGGTGGCAAACTACGGGCCGCTTGATCCGGGGCAAGAGAACGCCGACTACTGGGGCGCGGCGGCTGACCGCTGGGGCGTTTCGGTCGAGGAAGTCAAGACGGCACGCTGCGGCAACTGCGCGGCTTTCAACATCACCAGCCGCATCCGGGCGTGCATTGCTGACGGCATAGGCGGCGTGGATGCGTGGGACGTGGTAGACGCTGGCGATCTTGGCTACTGCGAGGCCTTCGACTTCAAGTGCGCAAGCGCGCGGCGCTGCGATGCGTGGGTGCAGGGCGGACCGCTGACTGACGAGCTGGCGCAGTCGATGCAGCCGCAGCCGGGAGACGAAGAGGACTTGGGGCAAGACGAGGTCGAGATCAAGATCGTCGCGCCGGCATGGATGGCGGCCAACGCGCGGCAGGGCATCAGCTGGGTGAACGAGGGTTACGGCGGGGACGGCCTGACACCGCAGACATTGCGCGAGGCGCGGCTGATGGCCGGCGGCACCGTGTCGGAAGACAAGGCGGCGCGCATGGCGGCGTGGTTCGCGCGGCACATGGTGGACCTGAACGCGCCGGCCGCGATGGTGGGCGCTGAAGGCTATCCGAGCAACGGCGTGGTGGCGCACGCGCTATGGGGCGGCGGCTCGATGACGGACAGCAAGCGCGCGGCAGCGTGGGCACGAGCACGCACTGCGGACAACATTCAGAAAATACGAGGTGGCAAAATGACGAAGAACATAAACGTGCAGATGGTGGGCGGCGCAGTCAAGGCGCTGGGCGAAGGCAAGATCGGCGGCTATCTGGTGCGCTTCACGGACATGCAAAGCCCGGACTTGACCGGCGATTATTTCACAGCCGACACTGAGCTGGGGACGGTCGAAGCGCTGCCGGTGTTGTATCATCATGGGCAGGACGCGATGATCGGCAAGCGCGTGCTGGGAAGCGGCAAGCTGCGCAAGGATGACATCGGCCTATGGGTCGAAGCGCAACTGGCGCTGCGGGACGAATACGAGGCCAGCATCTACAAGCTGGCAGAGGATGGCAAGCTGGGCTGGTCAAGCGGCGCGGTGGCGCACTTGGTGGAGCGGGAGCAGAAGACCGCCAGCGTGTCATGGATCAAAATGTGGTGGGTTGCTGAAGCGTCACTGACACCGACGCCAGCTGAGCCGCGCAACGAAGCGGCAACGATGAAGAGCGGGGAAGCTGCAACGCCAGAGGATGCCGTGAAGGCATCGGCAAGCGTGGCAACCGAAAACGACGGTATTGAAAACATAACAGAGGACACGACGATGGACAACACAAACGAGATTGCAGAGTTGAAGGCGTCAATCGCTGCGCTGACCGCAAAGATTGACGAGCCGAAGGTTGAGGCGGGCAAGGCGGCCGCAGTAGTGGGCGCGCTGGGCGGTGATCACGACGGCCACAAGGCCTTCACGCACTGGCTGCGCACCGGACAGAAGAACTACTACAGCAGGACCGAGACAGCGGACTACAGCAGCACCAAGACTGGCATGACCGAAGGCACCGGCACGGCCGGCGGTGTGCTGGTACCGGAAGGGCTGTATAACCAGATCGTTGCTAAACGCGACGAGCAGGCGATTGCGCGCCGCGCTGGTGCGATGATTATCCAGACTGTGCTGGACAGTGTGCAGGTGCCGACTGAGAACAACAAAGCGGCCTTCGTGCTGCGCGCCGAAGCAAACGCATACACTGAGAGCCTGCCGACGTTCACGTCGCGCTTGGTGTCTGTATTTAGCTTCAGCAATATGATAAAAGCATCGAACGAATTACTCGCTGACCAACAGGCATCGCTGGACGGCTTCTTGATCAACGTGCTCGGCCGTGGCCTTGCGAATGTTGAGAACACCTACGTGGTGACCGGCTCCGGCTCGTCACAACCGCTCGGCATTCAGGCGGGCGGCACAGCGGGCTACACCTTCGCGGGTGCTGCTGCGCTGACCATCGCTGACGTGCTTGGCTTGTTTTTCTCACTGCCAGAGCCTTACACCATCGGATCACCCGGCCCGGTGTGGGTGATGAAGAACGCCACGCTGGCTTTGATCCGCGCACTGACCACGACAAACTTCGCGTTCAATCAAGTCGAGCAGGCTGGCAGTTCGCAGAGTGGCGCGATGCTGTACGGCTATCCAGTGCTCGTGTCGGCTGCTATGCCGGCAGCGACAACCGGACTGAAGTCAGTCTCGCTGGTGAACTTCGCATCCAGCACCGTGCTGGTTGAGCGCGCTGGGCTGGTGGTTTCCCGCAACCCGTATCTCTACGAGGAGTACGGACAGACGGCGATCTTCAGCGGCGCACGCTTCGGCTTTTCCACAACGACTGCGGAAGGCGCGATCTACGGCACGCAGGCCTAGTCATGGCAGCGGTACGCTTCACCACTGCAGTGGCCGGGACTGATTACGGCAACAACGGCGCAAGCTACGTCGGCGAGGAAGGCGAAGAGCTGACCATCTCCGACGAGCTTGAGGCCGAACTGGTGAAGCTCGGCTGGGCCGTGTCCTTGAAGGGCACGGCCTCGGCCAAGCCGAAGCCAGTAGCAAAGCCGAAGAAGGACGACTGACATGGCATACACCACCGCTGCGCTGTGCAAGACTTACATGGGCATCACGACCGCGACCGATGACACGCTCATCGGCACGCTGATCGTGAGGGCGCAGGCGATGGTGGACAAGTACACGCACCGCACATTCGAGGCGAGCGCGAACAGTACGAACTACTTCAACTCGCAGCTCGATGTGTACGGGCGCACGCTGTACTTCAGTGACGGGCTGGAGGCAGCGACCATCACCACGATCACCAACGGCGACGCCTCGGTGATCGTGGTGAACACGGACTGCACGACACTGCCGGCAAACGGCACGCCGATCTATGGGCTGCAGATGCTGGCAAGCTCATCGTATATCTGGCAGATGACAAACGCCGGGGACAACGAGCGCGCCATCAGCGTCTTGGCGAAGTGGGCTTACAGCCTGACTGCGCCGGATGACATAGTGGCGGCAACGATCCGGCTGGTGGCATTCTTGTATCGGCAGCGCGAGAGCAACGCCGATCTGGACCGCGCAGTCAGCGTGGGCGATGGGATGGTGCTACTGCCGGGCAGGCTGCCGGCGGACATCGCGGCGATCTTGGAGCCGTACAGGCGGAACAGCAGGTGAGCAGTCTGCGGTCAATCGTGTCGGCGCTTGCAGCGCTGAGCGTGAGCTACACGGCAGAGGCAACCGGCACGGTGACGCCGACGGCCTACGACATCAGCAGCTTGCCTGCAAGCATGCCCGGCGCTAACTTGCCGGCACGCTTACTGGGCACGACGCGCGGCGACAGCAGCGCGATGTTCAACCCGCTGGCGGCTGGCGTAGGCGATGGGATAGTGATGCACAGCGTGAGCGAGCTGGCGCTAATCGAGCTGGTGGGCTTGAGTCGGGTGGCCGACGAGTGGCCAGACACGATGCGCTATGCGGATGCGCTGCTGGTTGTGCTGCAGGCCAACCGCAGCATATTCACGCGCTGTGAGATAACAGGCGCAAGCACTGCGCGCGGAGTGTTTGAGTGGCCGGCTGGAAGTGGCGAGAACTTCTTCGGCTGCCAGACAATAATCAACGTAACAGAATACCAGTAGAGGTAAAAACAACATGGCTGTATTTTCAGGCAAAGGATTGGTGGTGAAGTTCGGGTCGGACACGCTGACGCACGTGCGCAGCGCAAGCGTCACGACTGCGATCAACATGGTGGACATCACGGCGGCAGCGGACACTTTCCGTGGGCAGCTGAGCACGGTGACTTCGTTCGAGGCAACCGTTGAGATGCTATACGATGACACCACGGACTTGTTCGACACAGAGCTGGCGCCGGGCGCTTCGCAGACTTTGGTCGTAAACCCGGAAGGCGTGGCGTCCGGTGCGATCAAGTTGAGCGGCACGGCGATTGTGACGGGCGTGCAGTTTTCTGCGCCCTATGACGGGCTGGTGGTGGCGTCTGTGTCCTTGAGTGGCAACAGCGCGCTGACCGTCGGCACCAACGCGTAAAGGCGGTGTTACTGCAAAACGAGTCGCTGGGCGTTGACGTGGTGCTGCATGAGCTAAAGCAGCGCCACGTCGAGGCCTTCGCGGTACTGATCAAGCCGGCGGCCGAGCTGCCGCTGGCAAAGTACCGGGGCGAGATAGTGCGCGCAGCTGTGTCTTCGGGGTGGATCAAGTCGCCGGAGATGAAGCTGTCAGATGTGGGCGAGATGAAGGTGAGCGCTGTGCGCTGGCTGAGCGAGAAGCTTGCCAGCGTATACACCGAGGCGATGGAGATCGACCCAAAAGCATAATAAACGCCATGCGCTGCGCGCGCGATGGCGCCGAGGCACCTATGGAATTACGCATGGCATGGCAATGTGAACGCTGGCACGCACTGCCAGAGCAGGGCGGTCTACTTGACCAGCCGGCTGGCATGCTGCAACGCATGGCCGCCATGCTGAACGTATACAACGCATTCAAGACTTTCAAGGCAAGCTCTGGCAACCTGATGGCACTGGCAAACAGCCAGCCGCAGGTGCTGGCGCTTGTGCGCGACATAGAGCGCATGGAGAACGAACACGATGGCTGATGTAAAGGTGCGCATCATTGCGGTCGACGAAGCCAGCGAGCCGATGAAGAAGGCTGGGCAAGAGGTCGAGAATGTAGGCAAGAAGGCGAAAGAGGCCGGCGGCGCGTTCGAGGGCATGGGCAAGACCATGAGCGCGATCGCCGGCGGCTTGGGCTTGCAGATGGGATTGTCTGCGATTGTGGGTGCGTTGAAAAATGCAATCGTGGGAAGCTTCGAGCTGGCTGATGCGTTAGAACAATCCAAGATCGCCTTCACGACTATGCTCGGCAGCGGAGAGAAAGCCGGGCAGATGCTGAACGACTTGAAGTCGTTTGCAGACAAAACGCCGTTTGAGTTTCAAGATATACAGGCAGCCGCCAAGCGCTTGATGGCGATGGGCACGGCGGCCGAAGACGTGATCCCAACGCTGACGGCGGTGGGCGATGCAGCCGCTGGCTTAGGCGGTGGCAAGGCAACAATCGACTCCATCACTTTAGCCTTAGGACAGATGGGGGCTAAGGGCAAAATTTCCACACAGGAGCTTAACCAACTCACAGAAAAGGGCATACCGGCTTTGCGCTACTTGGCAGACGCTGCCGGCGTGACAACCGGTGAGATGGCTAAGCTGGTGGAGAAAGGTTTGGTGCCGGCTGACAGCGGCGTGCAGGTGTTACTGGCCAGCATGAAGCAAGACTTCGGCGGCATGATGGCACTGCAAGCTGAGACCGCCAGCGGCAAGCTGAGCACCATGAAAGATGCGATGGCTGGCTTGGCTACTGAAACCGGTAAAACTTTTGTGCCGGCAGTGAAAGCTGGCGCAGACGTGATCACGGAAATGGCGAACGCAGCTGAGGAGTACGTCGCGAGAGTAAACAGGCAAGCTGATGCGCAGCACGACTTGGTTGATGCGTTCAAGAATGGATATGTAGACGTCGTACAGTTTGGGCAGGCTGTAGAAATTACGACAAACAAAACCACCAGCGGCTACGAGGAAACCACTTACAGAGTTATAGACTTCGCGAAAGCCTACGATTTACTTAAGGTGGCGGGTGTCAATCAAGCATATGCGATGGAGCAATCCGAGACGCGCTTCACCGCGCTGTATGATGCCACGCACAAATCAACCATTGAGCTAAATCTAAACAGGGAAGCAATCGACAACAACAAAGAAGCGCTCAGGTTACAGGCCGACAGCTTTTCTACTTTGAGCGGCGCGTCAAAAGAATACGACACCGACACCGAGAAGCTGGCAGAGACAACCGCAAAGCACCAGAAGATTGTGGACGACCTGACCGCAGCGCACGGCAAAAATCAAGCGGCGATCTTGGCCGGCACCGGGACTATCAAGGACAACAGCGATGCCATCGACAAGTCGGCGCTGCTGCACCGCGACCTGAAGCAGGACGTGCAAGAGCTGAACGAGAAGCAAGCCGAGGGCAAAATCAGCGGCGACGATTATACGCTGGCGATGGACCACCTGAATATTAAGATACGCGAGCAGGACGAAGCGCACAAGCTGCTGGTGGCAACGCAAGGCACCGGCCTGACGGCTGTGCAGCTAGCAGCGGTTGAGACGGGGACTTATACGACGAAGCTGGGCGAGGCAACTGCTGCGCTGGAAGCGGACAAAGCAGCCGACCTGCTGCTGCAGACGCAAGTGGCCACGCGCATAAAGGAAGGCATTGTGCTGGATCAACTAGCCAGCGATGCGAAGGACGGCCTGAGCGCGCTTGAGATCACTCGCATTGAAGCCGAAGCGGCAGCGCTTGGCATCGCCAACAGCACGGCGATCAAGGACACGATCTTGGTGCAGACCGCAGCCACGCTGCTGGCAGACGCGCGCAAGACATACGCCGGCGCATTCGCGAGTGAGAACGAGGCCGGTATGGCTTCGTTCGCATCCTTCGTGAACAGCATCAGCGGCGACGTGAGCAATCACATCCAGCCAGACTTGAAGAAGGCGCAAGACGCCGCGAAGCTGACGGCGAAAGAGTTTCGCGAGATTGCGACCGAGTACAACAGCGTACAGAGCAGGGAAGTGACGCTGCGTATTACAACCATCAGAGAAGAACTCAAGCAGAGCGTGATAGACGTGAAAGGGTTCGGTGCGCCTGCTATGGGCACTGTGTCTGTGGCAGGCAAGAAAGCCGGCGGCGGCGCTGTGATGGGCAGTGCGGGCGCATACTTGGTGGGCGAGCGTGGACCGGAGCTGTTCAACCCGGCTGGCACCGGCGGCAGCATCACGCCCAACGGCGCGCTGGGCAGAGGCGGCCTCGCCATCGGCACGCTGAACGTATACGGCGTGCAGAGTACGTCGGAGCTGTTCAACCAGCTGAGCAAGGAAGCACGCGCGCGCGGCATGCAGTTTGCGGTGAATTAGTTGGCAAAGCCGGTCTTCAGGTACTACATCGACTTCGACGGCACCGGCGCATTCGGCACCGAAGTCACCAGCGTGCTGATGAGCGCGCAGTGGCAGCTGGGCTTCTCGCAGCCGTTTGACCTGATGGCGCGCGACAACACGGCCGAGCTGGTGGTGCAGAACA